TAAAGATCCGGCTGAGATTAAAATAAAGTCCGACCCTGTAAAGGGTACGGATCGTAAGCTAAGGTGTGCCGAGAGTGTTGGGCCTCTCTTGGCCGCCTTTGCTGCCGAGTTTCACGAGCTTATCGAGCCGATAGACGAGGGTACCTATGACGACTGGGGATACGCTTTTAGAATGGTTAGGGGTAGCACGGACCGCCTCTCATGTCATTCATCCGGGACGGCCATAGATCTCAATGCAACGCGACACGCTCTCGGCAAGGTAGGCACGTTCCCGGCTGAAAAGGTGCCTATGATACGTGCGCTCGCTAAAAAGTACGGCCTCAAGTGGGGCGGTGATTTTAAGTCGCGAGCTGATGAAATGCACTTTGAAATCGAAATTAGCAATATCAAAGCCAAGGAATTAATAACAAAGTTAGGATTAGACAATGCCTAAATCGGCGGTATTCACAGTAGGTACAACAGCGGAAGTAGTCGTGCCGGCATTAATCGGAGATCAAAGCGTTTATATGCACAGTGACAGCGGTGCGTTATACATCGGTGGGGCAAATTTGACCACAGCTAACGGCTATCGGTTGGATAACGGTGACAAGCTAACAATCATGGTGGGAGATAACGAGGCCCTATACGCCATAACGACGGCGGGTACGGCTACTCTTTACGTGTTGAGTCAGATCAATTAAAGGGCATTACAGGAGCGCACAATGAAAAAGCAGGCAATCGAGGCGGGTAAGTCATATCTCCGGGCGGCTATTAGCTGCGTGGGAGCCCTGTACTTATCCGGTATTAATGATCCAAAAGTATTGGCTAACGCGTTTATCGCCGGGCTAATCGGACCTTTACTAAAGGCTTTAACTCCGTCAGAGAGTGCTATCGGAATTAACTCTAAGTAATGGAAAGGGCCCAGCTCGCAGTCGGTCTAGCTTTGGGGAGCTTTACCATTTTGGGGCTGGGGGCTGGGCTCGTCCGTCACCTTGTTAAGTACTATCTTGCGGAATTAAAACCCGATGGCAACGGCGGCCACAACCTTGCCGGGCGCGTTGAAAGGATTGAACAACGTGTGGATCGAATTTACGAGATCCTGCTAGAGGATCGCCTAGCAAAGTAGCGACACGCCAAAAGGCTATACGCTTTGAAATCTGACAAATTGCCCTCATACTGATACTACAAACGCTGAGAGGGCTACTCGGTTTAGTAGCTTAATCGGCCTTAACAAAGGGCGAATAAATGAACAGTTTAGACATCTTAATCGGCTTAGGCGCATGCGGCTTAGGCTTTTTATTTATGGTGGCAGGTTACGCTATTGGATACCGTGAGGGACATGGCGAGGGTTATGTACGCGGGCGCGCTATCGCAAAGGCTCTGAAAGAACAGGAGCTAATCTGATGGGATTCTTGGATAATTACGAGGATGTAAATGCGAGGATCAAGCGGTTTAGATCCGAATTCCCGTCCGGGCGTTTAATTGCCTACATCGAGGATATTGACATATTAAAGGGAACCGTGCTGGTCAAGGCCGAGGCATATCGCGAATATGAGGATGCCGTCCCAAGTGCCGTGGATTACGCCTTTGGTAACGTCGCAACGCTGACTAATAATATGAAAAAATGGCTGATAGAAGATACGGTAACTTCGGCTTATGGCCGCGTAATCGGGTTATTAACACCAAGTGAACATGCGAGGCCTACGGTTCAGGATATGCAAAAGGTCGAAAACCTACCGGCTGATAGTGATCCATGGAGTACAAAGGCCTCGATTGAGGATATGGCCACAATGGCCTCATCGATATTGGAAATTGGCACTCAACTTGGTGGTGAATTAGTAGCTGAAGCGCCTCAATGTTCGCATGGCCATATGGTTTGGGCCGAGGGAACGGCCAAAGCAACCGGAAAACCGTGGGCTTGCTACAAATGCACCGAACGCGTACGAGCTAATCAATGTACGCCTCGCTGGTATGTACTGGCCTCAGATGGGAAATGGAAGCCTCAGGTATGACAAAGCAAAGATTGATACGCATAATCGTAATCTTTGAAGTGTTTCTATTTATTGTGATGGGAGTTTTAATATGGGCGAAATGACCATGATTAGTAACGGTATTGCTACAACCATTCACGATGATGGATCAACTAGCTCAATGCCAGTGGATCAATGCGATAACTGCCGAGAGTGGGTTAGCCAATTTAATGGTTTGACTATTCGAGATGCCGGTAATGATGTGGTCATATGGTTATGCTCACGATGCCGCGCGTAGCCAAGGTCGTACTTGATCGAAGCCAGGAGATAACTGCACACCAAAAAGGCCTCGATCGAGCTATTGCCATTAATGCCAGTCCAACGGATGCAAACCAGTTTGGCCAGAGTTTTGCTAATTACCATGAGTTCATATGGCAAAAGGCTGAGGCCTGTGGAGCTGAGACCGCTGTCGCTAATTACTTTGGCGATTACGGCTTTGTACCTAAGGTGAATACCTTTCATGATGAAGCCGATGTCGGCCAAAACATAGAGGTCAAATGGACCAAACACGCTAACGGCCATCTAATTATGCAGAATAGGCCAAACCCTCGTCCGAATGACGTGGCCATTCTTGTAACCGGATTTAGCCCGGTGTACATATTGCTGGGCTGGATGCCCGTGCATATGGCCATGCAGCCGCGATACAAACACCCGTATCAGGATAATTACTGGATACCACGATCTAACCTATTTGAGATGCAATATCTAAAGAGGTCTAACTATGGCGTATAAAACTAAATGCCGCCTCTGCGCTCGCGTAACCGAGCATATTGAACGGGTTGTAACAGACAACCTCCCGGCCTATGTTAAAACGATGCAGTGCGTTAAATGTGGCGTTATGGGCATCGTATTAATTGAGGATGTTGAGGTTAATAAATGAGCGATCAGCTAGATATGGACTTTGACCACGATTTAATCGATACCGGATCATCAGACGACTACTACACACCAGCCCACATATTCGAGGCGTTAGATATCACCTTTGATCTAGACGTAGCATCGACTGCGGGGGGTATTCCATGGATCCCGGCTAAACGCTATTACACCATCCTCGATGATGGCCTGAAAGCACCATGGGAGGGAACCGTATGGATGAACCCACCATATTCTGCTCCACGTCCATGGATTGAGAAGTTCATAGCTCATGGTGATGGGATCTGTTTAGTGCCTACATCAAAGGCTAACTGGTTTAAGCAGGCATGGGATCAAGCCGATGGCGTGTTATGCATGGAGCCAAGTCTCAAGTTTGTACGTGGCAATAGCTTCGCACAGATCCAATACCTGACCATTATGTTCGCCATGGGCGATAAGGCTGTGAATGCATTAAAGGGCTCCGGGTTAGGTCGTGTTCGATGAATAAGTTATCCACAGCCGTGAATAACCTGTGGATGACACGCAGGCGACCCGTTCAAGTTATCCACATTATTGCTTTGTATTTGACTATGGGGGTACGCTCCACACTCGCTGGCGAGCCGCTGAGGCGGGTAGCTCGCAGGCGTAGTTTGGTGCTATTGGCCGTGCTGTGTGTATTGGGCACTACACCAGCCTTAGCTGTAAACACACCTAAAGACATTAATAACTACAAGTTATACACGCATATGAAACTGATAGATGCTAAACAATATCGATGTGTAGAGCTGTTGTGGAATCGTGAGAGTCGATGGGATCCACGTGCGGATAACCCTAAATCGTCAGCCTTTGGGATTCCACAGCTACTGCGTATGAAGCTATTAGATCCATATAGACAGATAGATATGGGACTCAAATATATTAGACATAGGCATCAGACACCATGCAAAGCGTGGGCCTATCATCAAGCTAATGGTCACTATTAATGGTTAAAGGTAAACAGGATCCACGCGTTAGCCATAAGTACAAGCAACAGCGATTACGTGTATTAGCAAGGGATGGCTATACATGCGCCTATTGTGGATACACAGGCGAGGATATGACGGTGGACCACATAATCAGTATCAAGTCCGGCGGAGACCCTGTTAGCCTAGACAACATGATCTCTTGCTGCCGTCCGTGTAATAGCCGTAAAGGATCACGTTCACAGGGCCTTTTTTTAGCGTCCAATTCTAC